AAAATAGTTGTAAATTCAGAAAATGGTGTTTATTATAATTCAATTAAGGAGGCGGCTTTAGTATATGGATTAGGAAAAAGTAATTTAGCTCAAATGCTGAGAGGACAAGTTAGGAATAAAACTACTTTAATTTATGCGACATAAGGGTTATCGGAATCGTAGGAAATTTGCCATAGAAGAAGCTAAGGCCAAGGATGGTACTTACCAGGCTATTAAACTATTCGCTAAGAGCACTAAGGTCATTGTTATTCATCAAACAGAAGCACTAAAGAAAAAGTATTTTCTACTTGAGTACGAAAATAATGGTGAACCTAGTGGCATAAGTGACACAAGAGCGGAATTTTTTGCATTTAACCTTGATTTAAGGGATAGAATAGTTTTTATAAGAGCAGAGTTCTTAAGGGTTAAAGCAAGGAGATACTGGCGAGTTGGAGAGATAAAAGTAAAGGATGGAATCAAGTATGTTAAGATGCCAACAGAAGAATTGATACGATGGTACTAATGTATATTAAATATATATATTAACTTTGACTCATGGCTTACATATCTGCAAGTGACTTAACTAAGATGATGATGGATTATCTAAAAGATAATGGATGCGAGGTATGGAGGAATAATAATCTAGCCGTTAGAGGTAGAGCATTCATTGGTAAGAAAGGAGTTCCAGACATCATTGGCTATAGTAAAAAGTATGGCCACTTTGTTTGCTGCGAGATTAAAGCAATCGGTGACAGACTCTCTTCGGATCAAATGGTGTTCTTAGAGGAGTTAGCTAACGCAGGAGGAACTGCAATGCTATGTCAGCAGATTAGAGATGAATCAGTAATAGTTAAAATATATAAACAAGATGGCGAAAGTCAAGACTGGGAGTTCAACAAAGGTGTCCTTCGGATCAAGGAAACGAGGTAGAGCAAAGAAATCATTTAATAAACACGAAGGGAAACCTAAAAAATATATAGGACAAGGAAGATAAATATAGTCAAGTGACTGAAAGTGGTGGCACCTACCTAAGTGGCATGATTCGGTTAATGGGTAACTGTAGGTTCGAGTCCTACCTTGACTTCTTATAAAAATAACAATTATGGAAAAAGTAGAATTAGAAAACAAGATAGAAAAAGCTCCTAAGACAGTTAAGAAAGCAAAGGATGAGTTTACTCAAGACACCTATGATTTTTTGCATCAGGTGTTAGTAGATTTTGCAATAGATACAAAGTATAGACCTAAGTTAAAAGTAATCTTACAAAACTCTAAGGCAGAACCAAAGAATAGCAGTAGCATTTAATAACCAAAAATAAATAACATGGCAGCAGGTAAAGAAAAGATTTTCCTAGGAAGGTCACAAACATTAAAAACGGCATTTGGGGAGTTTAAGAAAGTAGCATTCGGCCCAGATGATTTAAAGAAGATGAATGATTTTGCAGCAACTAATAATGGTTGGGCTAATATCCTTATTAAAGAAAAGAAAGGCTCTACACCAGGTGAAGCAGGTTTCTATATCGAGCTTGACACTTGGGTTAAAGATGGCCAACCAGCTAAAAATTTACCATTTTAACAAATGATTATGAAAACAAATTACAAAGATGTAGTGGTTAATTTACTAATTTTGCTCGTAGGGGTTTATCTACCATTTGCATTTATTGTAAATGAGTTTAATCCTTTAGCTTGGAATTGGTTTAGTAGATCATTATATGTACTTACTTTAGTAGGATTATTAACTTACGCTATAAAGGAGTATAAACAAAAATAGTTTTGTGTGTTTTTTTGAAATAAAGGTAAGCTCTGTCGTTTCTACGATGGAGCTTTTTTTATTTGGTAAATTAAATATTAATTTTTAGGTTTGCATTGCCGCATCAAGTACGCAGATGCATCCTTTTGGATGTTTTTGTTTGTCTATAAGCCCTAGCAATTTTGAGTTGTTAGGGCTTTTTTATTAAAAACCCCCCAGATTTTACCTGAGGGGAAACCAAAACACCACCAACTATGAGAGAGCTTCTTATGATTGCCTATTTGTTTTATCGTAGAACCTTGTTAATACAGTTCCGTATAAGGCTTCTTGATATCTTTTAATAAAAGAGTCTGAACTCTCATCTATGTAGAAGTAGTCCTGTGATTGCATATACACATAGCACTTATCTTTATCCTCTTCATCATCTGTAACGGATTCAACTAAATGGATATTTATCCAAGCATCTGATGGCTCTGTACCATCACCATACTCGTAGCTATCATCTTCCGTTAATTGTGTTATTTGAAGTAACATTTAATATGCTATGTTTTATTATTGTTAACCTAAGCTTTTGAACTATTAAATTCAATCTCACTTCTAAATCATCTCTTTTTTTCATCAACTCTTCAATCTCTAGTTCTGCTTTAGTCTTCATACAAATTTACGCTTTAATTATTATAGAAATAAAAAGTGCACACATCATTGATTATCAATGAAATATACACTTATGTTATAACGGATTTAACCTACTTTTTGCTTGGAAGCCTTACTATCTTGCTTCCTAATGGCATGGGCACAAATATAGCTATTCTACCGCCATCTAAAACAACTCCACAACCTAATGTTGGTCGTTTGGGGAAAGGTCGTGAATACTCCATTGCGTAGGCATTAATATCTATGCCACAACCCACATTCATACCGAATATCATATCCTTATCACTTGAAGAGTACAAAACTCCCCCAAAGGAGTGAATATGACCTATTACAGTTGATTGTCTAGCATCCCTTGCTCTATTGATTGCACCTGCTTGTCCTGATGATCCTGTACCATGGGTATATAGAACACCATCTATTTCCCATTCTAAGGCCCATTTCCAGCCTCTAGGAGCTTCCCAAGCATCTTCATAGGACTTAATAAATCTCTCTGGTAATCCGTTTGCTAATGCCTTTCTTTTGTGTAGGGCACTATGGTTACCTATACAGACTTTTACATTAGGGAAACGCTTGTACCAAATGTTAAGTTGTTGCATAGCCATAATAGCCTCCTTAGAAGCAGACTCCCCATTAGGGTTATGCTCATGGAAGCTAATTGCATGGTTGTCCACCTCATCTCCTATGTGGACTATTTCAGTACATTGGAACTTGTTGAATACCTCATAACAAAAGTCGAGGTATTTAGGATGACAGAATGGAAAGTGTGTATCGCCTATGATACCCACATTTTTGGTTTTGCTCATATTGGTTGGTTGTTGGTTAGTAAGGTGAGTAGTGAGTCTTTCCGTCTACTTTGGTTGCTCTCAAAGTTTGCTTTCTATTGGCATTTAGCCTATAACCAACATGAACCCATGCGAAGTCGTATTCATTTATTAGCTGGTCGTAGTCTAAATTATCCTTTATAAATTCAAATATCATTTTATTAGTAACCCCACTAGATGAGCCATCCATATCTATATCAAGGGCACGGCCTTTACTATGATCCGATGACCTGCTTCCACCTATGTAAACATTTAATGCTTCTGACCTGTACCCACTAGAAATTAAAATAGGAACTCCGAAGTGTTCCCTAATTGGTTCAAATACTTTCTCTGCTATCACCTTTAGATTCTCGTAATGTTCTGGAGTAGGCATATTGATAATACCTTCTCGCTTTGCGGACTCTGAACGAATAACCTCTCCGATATCTAGGTGTTTAGATAGTTTCATTTTTTACTTTTTATAACCTTCGTTTTAACGAAGTTATATATTTGTAACGACAACCATACCATGGACAATATGTTCACGATAAGTTGTGTATATGGACTAACTTTTACAACATCCATAAAGGATAGCCATGAGATAACTGTTGAAGCTATACCAACCGAAGATATTTCGGAAGAATCGGAGATATTATGCATTAGGCTTTTTTTCAAAGATTTGATTAATTGTTGTTAACCCAAGTGCTATACCTGAGAATGTTAATAGGCCATTAAATGACCATTCCTTAATATCGTACTTAATGGATAGGTAAGCTAATACCACCCCATTGACTAAAGCGAAGATTCCTGCCACTCTTTTAGAGGATACCTCTTTATCTTCTGACACCATTTTCCTAAAGAAATTCATTATTTTCCTATTTTTAAGTAGATACCACCAGAGTACCCAATATTGTAATTTTTACTAATATCCACGCTAAGGCCTATTAGAGCCTTATTTTTGACACTTAGCATCAAGGAAGGACTTAGTACTTCCAAGCCATTAAGTGGGCTGTATGAGCCTCTAATGCCCCAATAAAGGGTATTAGTCGGTTTACTAGCGTAGAACTCTCTTAAAATGATGGTTTTTTGGGTTAGACTAGCCTTGAAGCCTCTAGAAATGATCCTATTTTGGCCTATGGTGTCATCTATTACAAAGATATTAGAATCTTTCCTAATAGTATCGGAATAAGCCTTAACCTGGCTATAATCGGCTAATATGCGTATCGTATCGGATATATGCGTATAAATGGTATCTACCACCTTATAGGGTATAGAATCCCCTTTTCTGTACCGATTTATGTACACTTTTGAGTACAAGGTATCGTGGATTACCTGAACCTTCTTAAACTTTGATGTGTCAAATCCATTAGGAACTCTAGGTAAGTAGGTAGGTTTAACCAAAAAATATAGCCACAACACTAAAAGTACTATGGCTATGAACAAAATATTGTCCTTAACGAACTTCATTATAGTTCCTCTTCTTCTTCTTTAACAAAAGTAATGCCAGTAGTCCAATCTTCAAGGAATGTAAAATGCTCTAATCCTGCCTGATTAATAACAGGAATCGGTGTAAAATCAAATTCCTTGTTGCCTAATTCAGTTACTTGAGCAGTTAGCTTTTTGATACTTTCTTTAGTAAACTTGTAACCACCTTTTTCATCCAATAATAAAATGTCTTTATCATCGGTTGATGCGTTATCAAGGCGGAGTTCTTCAACTTGGGCTTGATAGCTTTCGTGATGGGATTTGACTTTTTCATACAATTTAAATAATTTCTTTTGAACTTTTGTTTCCTGTGAACCAATAACCGCATTAATTGATGCGACTAGGGTGTTGAGTTGTTTAAATTGCATAATGTTGATTTTTTTACAAATATATGTTAATTGTTATAGGTTTGGTTGTAGTATTCTTCTGCTCTAATATATGGGCCTTCTAATCCCTCTAAATAAGCATCCATTATCTGCTCTTTTTCTTTTTCAAGTTGTTGATTAATTATTTCAGTATTGGCATTAAGGTAAATTTCCATACCACCACCTTTACCTTTTAATTTCTTAATTAATTCTTGCATTGCTGTTTTCATAATATTGGTTTTGCCAAAATTAGTACTATTCGGTTACTTCAGCAACTACTTCAGGAACTATTACTTCAGGCACAGGTGGAACATAATCCCCTATGATTGTTAGGTTTAAACTTGTAGCTACGAACTCCCACGCATATTGGTCGTTTGCTCCCCATTTAGTGTAATCTTCGCCTGTCATATTTAAACTACCATCTTGTAATCTTTGTTGTGCAGCATCTAAAAGGTTGTAAGTAAATACTGCACTTGTTCCTAAAGTTACATTTGAAGCCCAAGTGTTTAAGTAGATTGCTTCTACAAATACACCATTTTGCCACATTTGAATTGGTTGAATTTCTTTCATTTTATTTATTTTTTAAAGTTTCTATTTCTGCTTTTAATTCTTGTACCGCCTTAATTAAAACAGGTACTAATTCCGTATATCTTACCCCTAACATCCCATCACCATTTTTATCAATTAATTCAGGGAATATTTTTTCTACTTCTTGTGCTATTAAACCAAGATTTTGTTTTTTAAACTTGTCATCTTTATAAGAGAAGTTTATGGTCTGCAAGGTAGATAATTTCTCTACTGCGTTTTCAATATGACTATTTATATTTTTTAGTCTAATATCCGAGTTAGCAGTCCAAGATGTTGCACCTTGAGTTAAATAAACACCACCTGAATAGTTGGTTATGTAAAGTTTATTCCCTGTAAATTGATTAATTAAAATCATATCCCCTGCTGCCGTACCTGATAAGAATTGACCTGCCGAAGTACACGCACCTAAACTACCACCTATTGTTGGTGAAGTAATTGTGTTACTAAAAGTAATCGCAGGTGCAGTACCTGCTGCTTTAATTTGATTGGCAGCAGAAGTTGAATAGAATAAGAATCCATTAGAACTGCCACCATTAACATAAAGTTTGTAACCTTCATCACTAGTAGTTCCTATTAATACATTGCCTCCGTTAGGGTTTAATGCTAATGGATAAGTATTTGAACCACCTGATTGAATATAACAAGCAAATGGGCTTCCCGATAATGTTCCAAACACTAATGCGTTTGTTGTTGCAGTATTAAGTTTTAATATAGCATTTGATGTATTCGGACTAGCTTGTGATGAACCATATACTTCTAATGTAGAAGTTGGACTACTCGTTCCTATACCTACATTGCCTGTTGGAGATATAGTCATTGCAGTAACATTAGTACCACCACTATTAACTACTCTAAATTGCATTCCTGTAGAGTAATCGCTATTGTATGTATTACCAAAATAAATACCCGCATTACCACCCGATGCACTTAATCCATAAGTTAATGAATTAAGATATGAAATAGTTGGTGATGTACCACTACCACCCGATGGTAAATAAAACCCAGTATTTGCCGTTACACTACTAGAGAATGTAGCTGCTCCTGTGGATGCTATGGTAAGTGCGGTTATTAAAGAAGATGCACCATTAACTCTTACATTTAAACTATGGCTAACATCTAAATAACTTGCAGAACTATCTGTTACAAAATCAAAATACCTTCCTGATGAAGCATTTTGAACCCTTAAATTCCCACTAAACCTTCCTGTACCATTAACATCTAGCTTGTATAAACCTTGTATTGCAGTATATCCTACTTCAACACTATTACTATGATAAGAAACACCATCATTACGAACCCAAAATAAATTAGAATCCGCACTATCGGTAGTAACAAATGCGTAATTGCTACTTGATGTATTTACTGCCTTTACCAATAATCTTGTTACTGATGAATTAGTTGTTCCAAGTCCTAAATTACCATTAGAACCCAATGTCATTGCTTGGGTGAAAGTAATAGCTGCACCTGCCGTTCCTGAAGGAGCTTGATACCAAATATGCTGACCGTTTGTTTGTTTATATTGTGATGCTACATCTGTATTAATATATTTCCAACCTGCATTATAATAAGCATTAACACTATACCCACTTTCATAAGTTGAGTATTTATAAATAGAAGCAGCACCAACTTGTAATGCTCCTTCCGTTCCACTTCCCCACGCACTAGGTGTAACACCTAAACCTAAATTGCCTGAAGCGTCAAGTGTCATTCTTGTTGCGTAGCTACTTGCTCCTGTTTTTTGTCCAAAAACTATATTTGGTGTATAAGCACCTGCACCTGTAACCGATTGAACTCCTATAAAACCATTTTGGTCATTACCTACTGCATTTTGTACTTGCCAAGATGATAAAGAATATCTACCATTACCATCATTTGCATTTCTATAATTAGTAACAAATGCATTGGCTAATGTAGTTGTTCCATCTACTATTTGAAAATGTGCAGCCGTTGTTGTATCACTAACATTAATTTGTAATCTACCTGCTGTTGGGTTTGTTGTTCCAATTCCAACATTAGTTCCATTATCATAAACTAAACTATTCCCTATTGTACTTGTACCTGTGAATTTAGGTAGGTAGTTGGTAGTTCCTGTTCCTGTTACAGGATTAGTTAAAGTAGATACTGAACCATCTGCCATTAAATATTGGCTTGATGTTCCACTTGTTTTTACAAATGATGTTGCAGTAACCGATGAAGCAAAAGTCGCAGCTCCTGTATTTGCAATCCTTAATTTTTGGCTATTGTTAATTGCAAAAGCTATTCCGTAATTTGAATTGTTTGACATTACAAAATCGCCTATAAAAGAACCTGTATAAAAGTTATTTACCGATGTTACCACCCCTAAATATGCAGAATAACTATTTGTATTTGTTGTAGATTCAGTAAACAATACCGAAGGTGCTAATCCCATCACCCTAACTTGTGCTGCTTCCGTTGCTGAATAAACCGCTAATCTATGACCTATTGATGAATCCGTTGTATTGATTAATACATTTCCGCTATTGTCATAAATAATACTATCCGCTATTGAGAATGTGCCTGAAAACTTTGGTATGTAATTAGTTGTTCCACCACCACCAATCTTTCCGTTAAATGTTAACCAATCAGTTGAAGATAAATATCCATTAGCTGAACTAGTTGCAACAGGAATAGAAATAGCAGGAGTTGTTCCACCACTTGAAACAATAGGGCTTGTTCCTGTTACCGAAGTAACATAAGTACCTGCTGCTTGATATTGTGGTATGTTTAAAGTTGCACCTACTAAAGTAGCAGCACCGCTTGTTCCTGTTGTAGTTAATGTTAAAGCGTTTTGTTTTGCATTCCAAGTAGCAGCACTTGCTATGTAAGCATCTGCTAAATCAGTATTTAAGTGTAATTCATCTAATAAAGTAGCCCCACCTATAATCGTTGCTGCGTTTCCGCTACCACTTGTCTTGTTTATGTATAAGCCTTCTCCACTACCACCTTTTGTGATATTTAAAGCAATACCCCCACCGCTTGAATGGTTAATAGCAAAAGTATCACTACCACCATTTGATGCAAAAGAACCTCTTGCACCTGTAATCAAATCAGCAGTTAAATCATAAACACCTAAATCTACATTAGCAGTTGCTCCTGTATATGGAACATACCCTGTTAAAGTAGGGAAGGTTGTCAAGTTTCCTGCTCCGTTAACATATTGTAAATTAGTTCCGTTGAATCCTATGTTAATTGTTCCGCTTGTAGTAATGGGTGAGCCTGTAATATTTAAACTATCTCCACTTTCAGTAATCGCAACACTCGTAACTGTTCCTGTTGCTCCTGATGCCCTTTGCCATATAGAACCGCTATAAATAACTTGGTCGCCTACAACAAAAGCAATCGGCCCAGCACCGAAGTCAACTGTTCCTGCCACATTACATAAGTAAACATCACCTTGATTCCCTGTGCCATTAGCAAGGGTTGGTGTGTTAGTAGAGGCATCCCAAGTTCCCTTATACTCCATTACAGAGTTAGGTAACTGACTTACTAAAATCTTACCATTTATATCTAATTGTGGAATACCCAATGAACCATCAATAGGTAGTGAACTTACTACCCCACTTGTAGCCGTTAAAACTCCATCTAAATTCCTAACCTTCGCACCTGCTGAAACTACAATTTGATTTGCCATCTTATATTAATTTATAACTAAATTATTGAAATAATGCCCTAATAAATTCCCCACTTTCTAATACCCTTCCAAATGTTAATACCCCTGTCGCACTTACCCACTTAACTTGTTCATCAACTGCCGTTCCTGATAATAATATTTCTTGAACATCAATACCACCACGAGAAACATAAAGACAAGCCTTACCTATCATATCCGTATAAGTAATAGAAGTTTCGCCACCTGCTGCAACTGTTCCCTTCGTGTAAACTGCACCACCAGCAACAATAACTGTTCCACTTGGGTCTATTGTCGTTCCTGTTGTTCCATAAGCACCTGTACCCTGTAACGATACACTATACGTTGCAATGTCTTTGTAAGGTGCGTTGATTTGTAAACTTGTTAAATTACAATTACCACTAATCACTACCAAACCATCAATTCCGTTATCAATAACAAACTTTACTAAAATTGTTGTTCTATCTTGTTGTTGTTGTAATAAAAACAAATAGCCATAACCATCCAAAGTTATAAGACCATCACAAGTTACACTCCAAGTTGCAGTATCGTTTTTGTATTCTCTATACCACGCACTCGTTTGGCTTGTTACCTCTTTTTGGTCAACACTTACACTAAATGTGCAATTTGTAGAACACGAAAACGGAAT